ATGCGGCAGCAGATTTTTTGGCAAAAGAAGGAATTAAGTAGAGGTGAGCTAAATGGCCGACGGAGGTTGGATTAAGCTCTACCGAAAAATCATGACTTCCTTCGTATGGTCAGATGCAAATCAACTTAAGTTATGGTTGCTCTGTCTGATGAAGGCAAGTCATGAAGAACGACGATTTGTTTTTAATGGGGAAGAAGTGAACGTGTCCAGCGGTCAATTTGTCACAGGCCGCGACGCACTGGCATCTGAGTACAACGCTGGGGTCAAACGTGGCCAGCTGATTGTCAGCCGTACGTTATGGAGATGGATAAAAAAATTTGAAAGTAGTGAAATGTTGTCCATCGCTTCGACCACGAAATACAGTGTTATAACAATAAAAAACTGGGGCGAGTATCAGGAGGGTGTCCAACAGCTGTCCAGCGGTCGTCCATCAAGTGTCCAGCATCTGTCCACATACAAGAAGGATAAGAATGAAAAGAAGGATAAGAATACTACTACTACGGACCCGTTTGATTTCTATCAACAAAATGGCTTCGGAATGATCAGCGGCTTTGTCGGCGAAGATATGAATCAGTGGATCGGTGATTTCCAGCAGGCAGGGGCTTCTGAACAAGAAGCCAGTGCCATCATCGTGAAATCATTACAGATTGCTGTCGAACGAGGTAAGACTAATTGGGGCTATGCCAAAGCAATTCTTAAGGACTGGGATCAGCACGGTTTGCATAGCATTGAGGCAATCGATGCCGCTCAAGCTAAACACAACGCTAATCGGCAAAGCCGTAAGTCAAGCAGCAAATCGTCACCGGACGTCTATCGTAATCATGATTTTACAGACGAAGACGCCAAGTGGTGACAGGGAGGAGACACGGAATGGAAGGAATGCAATCGCTAGGAGACGCCGTTAACAGTGTTATGAGCAAGTTTTTGAAGCCGGTTGGCAAGTGCCCACAATGTGAGGGGCAGCTGATGGTATGGAAGAACCCTAATCGTGAAGGTGGGTTAAGGTGCCCGCCCACGTGTCCCAACTGTGGATATGCTGAAAAAATTGCTAAGTCAACTACTATGAGCGATTTAGACGCAACCATTGCTGCTAAAAAAGCTAAGGCGAAAAATTATCTGCGGCTCAATTCAATCGTATCAAACGAGAAAGTCTTTAAGTGCACCTTTAGCAATTATCAGCGGAATACGGAACCCGAAAGGCGTGCCTATGAGTTTGCACATAAAGTGACAGACAAGATCGTGTCCGGAAAGGCCGTTCATGTGACTTTCATGGGGGCAACCGGAACTGGTAAAACTCACTTAGCTATGGCTGCCGCCTACCTAATTTTGAAACGGACTAACTATGCTGCTAAAGTCTGTTTCCTCGATTGGCGTGAGTTGTTGGACACAATTAAGAACGGGATGCACGAAAATAGTGGCGACGTGCAAAAATATGGCGATCAATTGATCAAAGAATTTGGCAAAGCCGATGTAGTTATTTTAGATGATTTGGGCGCCGAACGCGGTACCGATTTTGACAAATCACTGGCAGATAAATTCTGGCGACTACGCGAAGATAAAACGGTGATCACCACGACCAACTTAAATACCGCGGAGCTAAAACAGCACTATGGCGATCGTACAGTCAGTCGCATGCAGATGCATGGCGCTGACACAACTTTTGCTATGGCAGGCGTGCAGGATCACCGCAAAGGTATCGCCTGATAATAATTTAGAAAGGTAGTGTTTTAAATGGAACGAATTAATGCAGAGCAGCCTGTTATTCACGAATTGAAAATTGAAATAGGATATTTAAGACGTGTTCAGTGTGGTAACAAACTATTTGAAATCCGTAATGATGACCGTAATTTTCAAGTTAACGACATGTTGATGCTTCGTGAATTTGATAAAAAAAGAGACAAATACGGTAACAGCTGGTCACTAGTTAAAGTGTTGGATGTATTCGGGCGTGGAGCTAACGAGAAAAAATTTTTAAAAGACGGTTTTGTGATTTTATCCATTGAAGAAATGGAGGGTGTTTGGAATGTTAACAATGAATGAATGTGAAGTGTGCCACGGTGAAAAAGTGATTACCTATCAGACAATGTTAGGCGTGTTGGTGACGGCACCGTGCCCTGAATGCAACAAGTCCGTTGAACGTGATAGTGCACTGGTTAAAATCCAAGCTAACCAGGTTAAACGCCAGCCTTTTGTTGACTGGACCACAGAGAAGCGACACTTGCAGGATTTGCATGATGATTTGAGGTGAAAGCATGAAAGAACGTGAATTGAAATTAATCAGACAACTTGAGGACCATTATGGCAGTGTGATGAACGCGCCTGATGATGATCCGCGTTTATTACTACTCAATCGTGAACTGTCAGCAGATGAGATGGTCTATTTGTACCGTGTTACGGATCAATATACGCATCGTAGTCGATATACTCAAAATATGACTGAATTAGCTAACTTATTAAAGGTAACGAGATCAGCTGTTTCTCAGCAGCTTAAAGTTGGTGGACCAATCAAGAGCCGTTTCCTGGTGACGCGCGGCGAGTGGCCGGAGCACGAAGTTGGCACATGGGTTCAGGGCAAAAAGATCAGAAAGAGAAATAAAATAATTAATTTAGGGAGATGATCCGGGTGGTTTCTAGAGGGAAACACAAGCGCATCTATGCACTCTATCGGGGTGATGTTTATATTTGTGACGGGACTGCAGACGAGCTAGCTACTGAGACTGGTTTAAAAGTCGCAACCATCTTGTGGTATGCCACAGGTGTCCGCCGAAGCCGGGTAGATAGCCAACAGAGAAAATCAAAGAAATCGATCATTGTTGAGCCGATTGGCTGGGACGATGATGGCGATGATTAAGTTTAGAGCTGGATAAAAAAATTAAAGCCAAAAATAAATATTGCACAAGATATTGTAGTTGGTAACGTGCACACTAACCCGGAACTACTGGAGGAAGAAAAATGAGCGAAGAAAAATTGTACGTGGTAAAGAACGATGAAGGCGAATGGATGTCATTAGACGGCACGCAAACGGAAATTTGGTACTCCAATAACCCCACATTATTCAAGGATAAGAGCTATGCGGAGGCTCAAAGCATGGGCCGCAAAGCCCACGTGGTTGAGCTAGTCGAACCTGAAAAGGTAGTCCTAACCAAGGAACAAGCCAAAATCGTAAAAGGTGCGCATAACGATAAGTATCCGGCTTACTATATTTCTAGCAAATCTAATGACGAAGAATTGTTGATGAACGCTTACGTAAACGGCTACACTATGGAAAAGGAGAAGAAATACAACGTCAAGGTGCCACAAAAGTGGAGTGGTGACGATAAGCACTATTGGACGAAGGAGCAAGATGGAACACTGACGTGGGCACATTTATCCAACAAGGGCTATATGATACCCGCCCAGCGATTCACACTAAATGAGATTGAGCATTACGGTTTGCAAGACTGTGAGAAAGTCTGGTGTGATAGCGATGACTGAGGAATGGAGACCAGTAGTTGGATTTGAAGGCTGGTATGAGGTGTCGAGCAAAGGACGAGTTAGATCTATGCCACGAACAATCATTCAGAAATCAGCAGCCGGATCAGTTTGTGCCGAGAGACGTGCAGGAAAAATGATGAAGCAACATGAGAATAACTGCGGATATTTGTATGTTGCTTTGTCTAAGCAAGGCAAGCGCAAAGCATACCGGGTGAACCGATTAGTTGCATCGGCGTTTTTTGGACCGTCTGATTTATGGGTCAACCACAAAGATATGAACCGAAAAAACAATTACGTTGAAAATTTGGAATATTGCACGCCGCTATACAACAGACACTACGGAGATGGAATTGAACGTACAGCTGCTAAATTGCGAAAGCCGTTTTATGGGATAAGCCCAAGCGGAAGTAAGGTCACTTTCAATTCTATGAGGCATGCTGCATCAGTAATTGGAACGTCAACTGGGTTTATCAGTGACGCTTTGCATCACGCGAGACAGCACAAAACGTGTAAAGGATGGAAATTATTGGAGGTAACTGACGATGATGAATAAAAACGTGAAATATGAATGCCAAGATATGTTTTCACACGAGGTTATTGCGACATTTGACACCTACGATAAAGCCGACAACTTCTTGGACGCAGCGTATGACATGCCCGATTGGTGGACGACACCAGCAATGACTATTGTGGAGGTGACTGACGATGAGCAATGAGACGAAGTGGGACGTGTTCGATGCGGTTTGGAACCGTCTTGCTGGCTATCAGGTGTTCTTCAATGGCTGGCCTAGGGAAACATTGGATGGGTACAAGAAACGTTATGACAATGCCTTGCCAGATAATCTGCCGGTGATTTCTGCAAGTGTCGCAGAGTTTATTGTTTGGTGTAAGGGGCAAAACACTCCACTGCAAGACGCTTTATATTTTGAGAGCGATGGTTTTATGCATTCGAAGCAGGATGAAGAACGGATCGGTGGCTGGATTACAGATCATCAAGACGAGTTTGCCCGTGCCTGGTTAGATGGGTACGAAATTGACAATAAAAGCTAACTTTCAGGAGGAATTAGCATGAAATATTTAAAAGGTGACATTACGAATTTCAGAGAATTATGGTTCTTAGATCAGTACTTAGCTGGCATTAAAGGCTTTGTTGCCGGCGGCTGCTTTAAAAATATTCTTAGTGGGCAACGTGCCAAAGACTTAGATATATTTTTTCGAAATCAGGCAGACTTTGCCGATGCTTTAAATGTCTATAAAGGCTATATCACATCTAAGAGCGAATGGATAAAATCGTATGAAAACAAGAAAGTGTTTGCTGCCTACAACAGTAAGACGAAAGTTCGAGTTGAATTAAATCGAAGTATCTTTGGTACTCCAGAGGATATTTTAAACGATTTTGACTTTACGATTACCCAGTTTGCCTATTACTCTCAGTCAGCTATTAAAGAAGAAGTCCGAGACACTGATGTCTTAGCCGAACTTGATGACACTATCTTAGAGTTTAAGGTCATATATCATCCAGATTTCTTTGAGCATTTACAACAAAAGCGCTTAGTTATCAGTAATTTGCCTTTTCCAGTGTCCACATTTGAGCGCAGTTTGCGGTACACAAAATACGGATTTGGACTGTGTAAAGAGTCCAAAGTCAAACTAGTTAAGGCTTTACATGATATCCCTATTTTAGATGACAATGCACTAAGTAACAGCCTTTATGATGGTAAGGATTAGGTTGATAAAAAGTAATTTTTAGGAAGTGATTAAGTGGCAGAAGCACCAACAGCACTAAATAAGCGTGGCAGTAAAGTGACCGTAGACGATTTTAAATTTGATTCTCAAAAAGAAGCTAATTTTTATAGACGTTTTGTTAAAAATAGTTATTTTGAATACCAAGTTCATCCGCGTTTTGTTTTAGAAGCACCAAGTCAAACGGACCAAGTGAAGTTTAGACAAATTGCCTATACACCTGATTTTGTGATTTTTGATCGATTTGGCAAAATGAGTCACGTCTATGACGTTAAGAATTCTTTTGGTGTTTACGGAATCGATGCTGCAGCTAATCTACGCTTTAACCTGTTTGCACATCGATATAAAATTCCGGTCGAAGCAGTTGTTGTTCGACGAAATGATTTTAAATCAATCGCTCAGTGTGTAACAAAAAAACGTAAAACAAATGATCCACTGATTTGTACAGGCTTTGATTATGATTGGATTAAAGCAACTAATTACTGAGGAGGTGATTAAAATTTTTACTCACGAACAAAAAGTATTTGAAAAATATTTAGAACGGATCTTTACCGACCATAACGAAAATATTATTCGGACAATTATTTATTGCAACAGCAATCCGGACAAGATGCATCACGAAGAACGGCGCGCCTATGAGTCGTTGACAAGTCGTGAAATTAATCAAGTTGTTAACGAAATTACTTTACCATTTTAATTTAAGGAGAGATTTATTATGGCAGAAATAAAAGATAATAGTATTGCGGTTCCGGCGGTATTGGCTGATGTGCACCCAACAAATAAGGGAATTACTAAGCTTAGTATTGAAGTTGACACGCCTATTTTAGGGCCGAATATTGTGGCACTAGCGGCACAAATTAACAGCATGGTTGGTTTAACCATCACGCCAAAACAAACTGAATTAAATACTGATGATGAAGACGCCAATCCGAATCAGACTGAATTGATCGATGGCGACAGGCAATGAAGAAAAAGAAGATGCTGGCTGAAATTGTTGATCTGAATAATCGAATAGCTGATAAAAATATAGCACTAGCTTTAACTAATCAGATTATTCAAGAGTTGAGCAAAAGTGAGGTGGATTCTTACCGAGCTAGTCAATTGCATAGAGTTATTGAAATTACAGCTGCTGGTGTTAGTAAATAAAAAAGCAAGGCCTCTTTTAAAAGATAGCCTTGCGCAGTCGTTCTTATTTTTAATTAATCGACACTTAATTTTAACACAGGGGCGATTGCAGTGATACTAGACAATTTAGATAGAGATGCGACATGTGCTAGGACAAAGAAACTGTTACGCAGTTACCACAGTTTAAAGCGGATTGCTGGTCGTAAGTTGACCGTTTTGCAGTCGCCAACGATGAATGGTATGCCACGAAGCCAGTCAGTCGATAATCATAATGAGCAGCGAATTCAAGAGCGATTAATAGCTGCTGAAGAAGTGCCAGCGATACTTAATGCTGTAGCAACGCTTGATGCTGACAGTCGGGCCATTATAAACGGTCAATATATTCAAGGCAATCTGAGTAATGTAGAAATGGCTTACGAAATGAATATGGCTAAGTCAACGTTTGATAAAGCTAAGAAAAAAGCCATTATTGTATTCGCTGAAGCATTTCAGTATGAGGAATTATTGGTGTTTAAATAAACCTTTTCATAGGCTTTCGATAGGCTTTTAGTAGACTTCTGATAGGTTTTTAGTAGGCTATGTGTGTCCGTTTTAACCTTAAATAGGCGTTATTATATTAGTGTTGATAGATGGATATTAAAACAATACTTAATTAAATGATCCAATTCTCAACATGACCGCCGTTAGGTGCAACTCCTTGCGGCGGCTTAGCAATAAGAGGTGCTCACATTGTGGGTGCCTTTTTATTATGTAAAGGAGATGATTAGTGTGAGTGATGATTTAAAACAAGACTTGGATTTAATTACTGAAGTATTAGACGGAATGTTAACACACAAGGACGGCTTACCAATTGTGGATGCGATTGAGGCAACAGACAGACTAAAGGAAACATTTGTTAATAGCTATCGGGTAGATGATCATGTCTAAAGTGAGACGCTGTAGACAGCCTGGCTGCCATGCAATGGTTGATCTACCAGATCATTACTGCAAGCAGCACTATGAGCACGAAGCAGAGTACTTAGCAAGCAGACAGCGTTGGGCTAGGTCACACGATAAGCAGTACTCACATAAGTACAACACAGTCACACGTAAGCGCAGTGATGGCAAGCAACAGCAGTATAATTTCTATCGGACACGACAATGGGCACACCTCAGGCAGCAAGTATTAGAGCGTGACCATTACTTGTGTCGGTACTGTAAACTGCAAGGCAAGCTGACACCAGCAAAGACGGTTGATCACATTGTACCAATCGAGTTCGACAGCAAGCTTAAAGCAGACGTTGATAACTTGGCTGTGATATGCGGTGCTTGTCATCGTATCAAGACGGATTGGGAACAACTAACTTATGGCACAGGCCAAGGCAATGGGCTTAAAGAAGTAACGCCAATCAATGATGTATCGTCAATCGTTGTGTTGATGAACAATTGATTTATTGGCACCTATCGTGCGATTTAAGCGACTTTAAATTTATGAGTATAGTTAGTCGAAAGCAAGATTAAAATTCAATAGCCCCCCTTATAATTGATTTCAGCAGAGCGCACACATTACCCGCGTCTCTTGGCAGAAACCAATTTTTAATAATTTTATCCTAGGGGGGTCAATCAATTTAAAGGAGGTGACAATTTTGGTCAAAAAGGCCGATAAAGATATCAATCACGGGAAATTATCACGAACACCGCCCGATTATTTAGGCCGTCAAGCTAAAATAGCATGGCGCAAAATTGTCCCTTTTTTAGAAGAGCAATCAAATGTTAAGCGACCGGACAGTAACCTGGTCGAAATGTATGCAACTCAGTATGAAATTTATCGGAACGCATACAAACATATTCGAGATCATCATGAAGTTCAAGCAATTTATAAAACCGTGCAAAATGCGGCAGGTGAAAAAATTGGAACTGATTTTGTCGGTTATAAGCGTAATCCAATGACTTCCATTTATGATTCGGCAATTAAGAACCTAGCCAAAGTTGGTTCTGAGCTTGGATTGTCACCCAAAAGTCGCGCTGAATTAATGGAAATTATTCCCGACGAAAAGAAAAATGAAGGCTCGGTTGCCGATCAGTTAAAGGAGTTCTTCGCTAATGAAAATTGACCTAACCCAAACACGTGATGTGTTGGGCGCTTATCAGGCAATTGATTTTTCTACAACTCGTGAACAATATCAGGATATAGGAACCAAATATGCTTTTGATGTTTTAGACGAAAAAGTGGTTACCGGCTATTTTATTAAGCTAGCAGCTTTTCGCCACTTACGTGATCTGCAGCGGCAGGGTAGCCCTGATTTTCCGTATTCTTATAGCGTGCCCGATGCGAATAAGATTTTGAAGTTCGCTAAGATTTGTCCCGACGTTGATACTGGAAAGCCCAGTAAATTAATGCCATGGGAAAATTTTGTGTTAGCTCAATTATTTGGTTGGCGCAATAATTTAGGCGGCAAGCGTTTCGCCCGTGCTATTGTTTCAGTTGCCCGTGCGCAAGGCAAAACATATTTAATGGCGATCGTTACCGTTTATAGTTATCTAATTGAATCGATGGGACTATCTAACCAGGACTATTTAGTGGCATCTATTAACTTTAAACAGACTAGTAAACTACTGGGTTACGTTAAATCAATGCTACGCAAGATTTTAGATATCGAACCGTTTAAATCATATGCGGTACAAAACGGATTAAATTCTAAATTGCTGGGATCACAAAGCGACCAGATTATTATGACTAAGGTCAATAATGTTTTGCGAGCAATCAGCCATGAATCTGGACAGTATGATAGTTTCCATTTTAAAACCGCGGTCTTTGACGAGATTGGTGAACTGAAAACACGACAAAAAATATCCAAGATTATCTCTGGTCAAGTCGACGTAGAGAATCATCAATTTATCCAGATATCCACTGCTTATCCAGACCCGTCGGTGCCGTTTCATGATGACGAAAAAATGATGCAGCAAACCATGGAACAGGATTTTGATCGTAAGGCTGATGATTATTTATGTTTGATCTGGTGTCAAGATTCGCTTGACGAAACCTATAAACCGGAAACTTGGATAAAATCTAATCCGCTACTAGGACTGAAAAATAAGTCTAGTCAATTGCTTGCAGGCTTAACTGGCAAACGAGATAGCGATAGTATGACCGGCGAGCTTAATGACTTTCAGAACAAAAATTTAAATCTCTGGCTACAAGAAGCTACAAACTCATACTTAAAACTTGCTGATATTGAACGGGCGATTATTCCAGATTTTGAAATTGAAAACCGACAAGTCTATATCGGTTACGATTACTCCATGTTTTCCGACAATACTGCGATCGGCTTTGCTTTTCCGTATAGCGATCCGATCACAGGTAAGCGAATGTGGCATTTACGGCAGCACTCATTTATTCCGTGGCAAAAGGCAGGTTCAATTGACGCTAAGGAAAAACAAGATGGCATTAATTATCGGGAGCTAGCGGCTAAAGGATTTTGTACGATCACTAGTCACCCACAAGGATTAATTAATGATGACCAAGTTTATCAATGGCTGTTAAATTTTGTTGAGGATCACAGCTTGGACGTTTTATTTTTTGGCTATGATTCGTGGGGCGCGACTAATGTGACCAAACAGCTTGAACTAAATGTTCAGTGGCCAATTGAAGATATTCGGCAGCGCACCAGTGAGCTGAAAGACCCGACAAAATTCTTACAATCGGCTTTTGTCGAAAGCTCAATCAGCCGGCTAGACGATCGAATTATGGAAAAGGCCTTAATCAATGCACAAATTTATGAAGACAAGATCGGAATTCAAGTTGATAAAGCAGCGGCTACTTTAAAAATTGATGTGGTCGATGCCTTGATTGATGCGCTTTACCAAGGGATGTACCATTTTGAAGATTTTGCGGACGTTAATAACCCAGCGAAACAAGTCGAACGAATGAGCGATCAAGAAGTACTGGACTGGTTTAAAAATCCAGATTCTGGGTTACTAGATGAAGGCGGTGGTGATGATGATTGGTAGAAAATTATTAAATAACGTTAAGCACAAGCTTGTCAGCGTTGTTGACGGGCTTTTTTATTTGGCCGCGATCGTTTTACTGGACGTCACAGTCTACTGCGCAAGTTGGTTTTGGGGTGGTATCGTCACAGCAATTTCGTTGGCCGTTATGGGGTGGTTGGCGGAAATTGTTTATTTCAAAAAGGGAGGTGGTAGTTGATGCCGCTATTTAATCCGCATAATTTTCGCAATTTATTATCAGCTGGCGGCCAAGATATTGCTTTTGGCGATCCAAGTACTATTAATTATTTAAATCCGGACGGTGAGAATCATTATGTTTCTGCAACCAAGGCTTTGCACAATTCGGATTTATATAGCGTGATCTCAACAATTAGTGGTGACTTAGCTAGTTCTAAATTAGTTGCAGACAAACCGCAGATTCAAAGCTTTCTAGATAATCCAAGCGCAACGACTAATGGTCATGCCTTTTGGCAGGCTATGTTTAGTCAGTTGTTAATTGCTGGTGAGTCTTTTGCCTATATCTGGCGCAACCGTAACGGAATGTTACAGCGATTAGAGTATCTGAGACCGTCGCAGGTAAGCACATTTTTGCAGAATAACGGCAATGGGTTGCTCTATACGATTACTTTTGATGAACCAAGTGAAGGCGTTAAACAATATGAACCGCAAGCCAACGTCTTACATTTTCGTTTAATGAGTGATTCTGGCGGTATGGTCGGTGTCAGCCCACTAAACGCTTTGCACAGTGAGTTGGAAATCAAGAAGCAATCCAACCGGTTAACACTCGCGGCTTTGGCGAAGTCCATTCTAGCGCCTGGTGTTTTGAAGGAAACGAAGGGCGGTTTGCTTGATGCTAAGAAAAAGGCGGCGCGATCGCGTCAATTTATGCAGCAAGTCAGTCATTCAAATGGTGGTCCAATTGTAATTGATGACCTAGAAGAATGGACACCACTCGAAATTAAAAGTGATATCGCTGGTTTGCTAGCTCAAACAGACTGGACTTCAAAGCAAATTGCTAAAGTTTATGGTATTCCTGACAGCTATTTAAACGGTCAAGGCGATCAACAGTCGTCTCTACCTATGATTCAAGGTATGTATGCCAACGCCTTAAATCGTTACGCACAAGCTATTGTTTCCGAACTTAATAACAAATTAATTGCGCGTATCAGCACTAATTTACGGCCTGCCATTGACGCTAATGGCGATACGTATGCTAATCAGATTGCTAACCTCAAGAAAAATGGTGTGGTCGATACTGGACAAGCACTCTGGATTTTAAAGGAAACTGGCTATTTTAGTGATGATATGCCAGATGCAGCACCAGTAACCACATTGCCAGTGAAGGGAGGTGATCCAGATGACCAAAATCGTGATCCCAATCAAAAGTGATGTGATTGATAACAATACCGCTGATTTTTATGATTTTTTCGGGATGACTAATTATGTTAGTCCAAAAAAGGTTGGCGATCAGCTAGCTAAAGTTCAAACCGGCGATACCGTTGAATTACAGATTGCTTCTAATGGTGGTGACGTGTTCGCTGCTTCGGAAATCTATACGCAACTTAAGTCAAGCACAGCTAAAGTTTCTGCAGTAATTCAGGGCTTGGCGGCTAGTGCCGCATCTGTAATTGCCGTTGCCGCGGATAACGTTCAAATTTCGCCAACAGCACAGATCATGATTCACAAAGCTTGGTCGGGAATGCAAGGAAATTCAGAAGACTTAGCTCATGAATCGCAGGTCCTCGATGGCATTGATCAATCTATTGCTAACGCCTATGAAGCTAAAACGGGCATGAGTTCTGGTGACTTACTTAATTTGATGAGTAAAGAAACTTGGCTTGGCGCCAATGACGCTGTCAAATACGGTTTCGCTGATTCTATTTTGACTTTTGACGAAAAAGAGCCAGAGAAACAGCAACAAGCGCTGCAAGCCTTTGCCAGTGCCGGTACTATTGTGCCAAAGCAAGCAGTGACGAAATGGCAAGCACTAATGGCATCAATTACTGCTAATAAGGCAGCACCACAAATTGATAACAAAATCACTAGTCAGCAGGCTGATTTAAAAAATCAGAAGCTGGCTATTTTGTTTGGCAAAAAATAAGGAGGAAAGCTAAATGATCGTTAAAAATGAAAATATCAATAAGCTAAATCAGGCATGGATTGCTAAAGGGCAAGAGGTGTCTGATTTGGGCGATAAATTGGCCGCTGCCGCTTTAGACGACGGTTTTAAAGTAGAAGATTACAAGGATTTGAAAGAAAAACATGACACTGCCGCGGCGCAACGTGATGCTTTGAAGGAACAGTTGGAGACTGCTCAAGCTAGTGCGGCCAATCAGTCTAATGAACCAAAACCAGTTAACCCTAGCAAAAATTATGAGAGTAAGAAAACCCAATTTATCAAAGACTTTAAGGCCATGATCAAGGGCGACCCTAAAGTAGTGAATATGGTGACGTCCTCAACCGACGCGAACGGTGATGCCATTGGCTTAACTATTCCGGACGACATTCAGACAACAATTCACACTTTAGTGCGGCAATATGACGCTTTAGAGCAATACGTTAACCGTGAAGCGACTTCAATGCCAAATGGTTCCCGCGTTTATGAAAAATGGACTGACGTTACTCCGTTAACTAATCTTGATGATGAAACGGCCAAAATTGGTGATAACGACGATCCTCGTTTGCATACGATCAAGTACTTAATTCATCGTTATGCGGGAATCACAACTATTACAAATACGTTATTAAAAGACACAGCCGAAAACATCATCACGTGGTTATCACAATGGATTGCCAAGAAAGTTGTTGTCACTCGCAATGCAGCAATTTTGAAAGTATTCAATACCGCCAAGCAAGTGCCATTGACGAAATTTGATGACATTAAGGATTTAGAGTTGACCAAACTCGACCCTGCATTGCTGACAACTTCTAGCTTTATCACTAACCAAAGCGGTTTAGGCGTTTTGGCTAAGATTAAGAACGCAATGGGCGGTTATTTATTACAGCGTGATCCAACCCAACCAGATCAATGGACAATCGGTGGCAAGGCTGTCCATGTTGTCGGTGATCGCTGGATGCCAGATGTTAACACCGGCACAGCCGACGCGCCAGTTAACGAGCACCCACTCTATTTCGGTGACTCTAAACAATTTGCTACGCTGTTTGATCGCGAACAAATGAGCTTGCTGACCACTAACATTGGTGGTGGTGCTTTTGAAAACGACAGCACTAAAATTCGGGTTATTGATCGCTTTGATGTTCAACAAGCTGACGATGAAGCAATGGTTATGGGTACGTTCACGACAATCGAAGATCAACCAGGTAATTTAGTTGCGGCGTCAAAATAACAGCGCCATCTGGAAGTGACGATGGCACGTCAACATCAACCACCAATCCAGCAACTGGTTTATTGACCAGTCAGAAAACGTTAAGTGAAGCAGTTGGCGCAATTAAGACCGTGACGGTTACAGCTGATCCAGCTGACGCCGATAATGCTACAGCAATTGTTTCAGCAACTACAGCGGCATCTAGTGATGACAAGATTGCTACTGTTAAAGTTAATAGCGCTGGTGGTTTTGATATCACTGGTATTGCAGCTGGTTCAGCAACTGTCACATTTACTAGTGGCACTTTCAAGGCTTCGGTTGCTGTAACTATTACGGCAGCAAGTTAGGAGTGATTTAAATGGTAGTAGATAGCAATTCAGACGCTGCTATTATAACAGTAGCTAGCTTAAATAGTTTAAAACTATCACTGAGAATTGACAGCACTGCTGACGATGCTTTGCTTAAAGGCTATTTACTGGCTGCGGAGAGTTATATCAAATCGGCCATTGGATCAGAGAACAATGTAACAAATTTTTACAGTTTGCCTGAAGTCATCAATTTGTTTAATACAGCCGTATTAGCACTAGCATCCACTTATTACACCTACCGTGCGTCCTTATCAGCCATTGCCGCGCTGCCAGTTGACTTAACAGTCAATTCGATTGTTGGTCAGTTGCGGGGGATTTATGCAGAACAAAGCGAGGTGACTAGTGATGACCAAGGCAATTAATCCATCGCGAATGTATTTGCGATTAGAATTCGGCACAGAATCTGCAACTGATGTCATTAATCAAAATACGGGCGAGCCTATTCAAGGCTTTGTCCCACAATTTACACTGTGGGCAGGGCAATGGACACTGTCACTGGAGCAGTCACTTAGTTTAGCCGGTATGGCCGCTAAAAATGTGGCTGTATTCTTTATTCGCCATAATTTGGAAGTTGAAGAAGGCATATTACTGAGAAAAGATGGCAAGCAAGTTTATCAAATTGACAATGTTAATTTTGATGATGGTCTGCCACCAGACGGTTATGACTTGATCACTTGTCATAAATGGGAGGTAAATCATGGCTAATGAGATTAAAAATGAAGCCAGCTTTGATCATATTTTGGATAATCTAGCCCAAGGCTTTGGTCACATGGAGAAATTTGCTGCTAATAAGGCAGGTGCAGAAACCTTTGCGCAAATTATGAAGCCAAAAATTCCGGAAAGTACTAAGTTACGGAAAGGCGAAAAAGTTCATTTGCGTGACGCACTACTCAAGGTTGAACAGCCAAATGGTGCAGTTAACGTTGGCTTTACTAGTGAGAGTAATAAGGGCTATATTGGACGTTTTCAAAACGATGGCTGGACACCGAAAGATAAATCTGGGAAGACGTATGTGCCAGTTGCCGGTAAACATTTCTGGGAAGCGACACAGCGAGAAGCTAAGGGCAAAGTTGGAGCGGCCGTCAGCTCAGTAATCAAGCAAGAACTTGATCGAAAGGTGCGTGGTGGCGCATGACTTCAGCAAGCTATGTTAGAAATATTTTGGCTGACGAAATCGAACAGTTACCGAATTTAAGTGTGGAGCATATCCATGCTTTTTCTATTGGCAACGATTCTAATACTACCGACCCGATTTTGCTGATTACAGAATTGCCAGATTACAGTCAAAACTATGGTAACGGTCAGCCAATTAGCATTAAAAAACAAGCTCAAATTGAGTTTTATTATCCCAAAGATTATCAGGCGGACATGGAAGCAATCGAAACTGCGGTAAAGTGGCGGTTATTAAATCACGGCTTGTACTGCAACAGTGACGCCGGTCACGTACTTACGCCGGACACACAAAATATTGAAAATACACTGAAGTTTATTTACACAAAGGAGGAAATTTAACATGGCAGCAATTGGTTTAAAAATGTTATATACCGGATTAAAAGCAGCTGATGGTTCAACTGTAGTGGATGTGGATCAAGGCCTTAGCGCCGCTGGTGTTTATGCCATTGATACAGATAAATCAAAAGGAAATTTAGGTACAAAATCTGCTAACATCACTGGCTTGTCTGGGACACCAACAAAGATCCCAGGTAACAATGAGGTGGTAGACGTGTCTAATCCACCATCAGCACCTTCTGTAGCAGTCGATTCTAATTTAATTAATTACTTGGTCAAGGAAAAAATTCTAGGTCGAGTTTCAAATGGAAAAGGCGGCTATATTGATGCCGATATGCCCGTTGAATGTGGATTAATTATAGAATCTCAATCGCCAATTACGTATAAGTCAATTTATTTTTGCTTTGGTCGTGGAGTTTTTAATGAAACTGCACAGAACGTCCAAACAAATACTGATACTGCTGAAACGCGTGAAGATGATAATTTAACATTTACGGCGCTTAATTATGCACCATTTAGCGGTAAACCGTATGCAGTCTTCCACGCAGATGACCCTAAATTTGATAAAAAAGCAATGTTCGATGAAGTTTTCCCGGGTCAAACTTACATCACTTCAAACACAGCTGTTTCTGGCAATACAGCTGCAAATAACGCCTAGCTCATTGATTTAAAGTCGCCAAAGAAAATCACAATACCTGAATGGGGCGGCTGATTAGGAGGGTAAAACAGAATGGCAAAATACGTTGAATTTGATGGAAGCACAATCGGGATTGATGGCAAGAATTTTAAAATTATTGACTCGACTAAAAATGTAAAGAAAACAGCCAAACATTACCAAGCATTAATTGAAAAATTTAATACAGGTGATGATGACAGTATTTCAGAATTAGTCGGTAATCAGCCCATGATGACAGCAGAAATTGCAAATACAATCGCTGATATTGCTGAATTATCAGCGAAGGAAAAGGCTGGATTAGAAAACCAATCTTACAGTGATCAATATGCTATTTTTAATGATTTTTTGACCCAGTTCTTAGGTATTTTATTGCCAACATTGGATGACGATGACACGGAAAATGAGGAAGAAACAGACCCAAAATTGCCAGACGAAGACTAGCTTGGCAGTTAGGTAATTTTATCCAAGATATTGATTACATGGCGCAACAATTTTTGGAACAAGGCATTTTGCCACAGCAGTTTTATGACAGCTCGTTTAGTGATATGCAGGATGCTTTGAAAGCAAAATCACGTAAAGACCGTATTCAAGATCCGTTTGAGCTTGCACGCCAAATTGGGGCTATTTAAAAGGGAGGTAAATCACAGTGGAACAAATTCAAGGTTATCAATTTGCCATTGATTTAAACGATGGCGGCATGACCCGCGCCTTAAAAACACTTCGTGACGAAGCTAAACTTTTAAAGTCGGCGATGCAAAGCAACTTCACTGAAATTAAATCTGGCGAAGGTGTGATGGCCGCCTATGCCCAAAAGGTTAAAGATGCGGGCAAGGCAATTGACGCGCAGAATCTCGTTATTGATAAATTGCGTGAAAAGCAAAATGGGCTAGATCAATCAACTGAAAAAGGTCGGCAATCATATATTAAATATGAAAACCAAATTGAATCAGCCAAACGATCAATTTCCAATTTACAAGCACAACAAGAGCGGGCGGCTAAGTCATTAGATTTACAGCGCTCTGGAATTCTGAAATTAAAAGAGGCAACTGAATTAGAAGAACGCTCTGCCAAAAGCAATGTGTCTGCTTTAGAAGCTCAAGGTCGGAATTATGAAGCTCAAAAGGTTAAGCTGACTGGACTAGTCAGTGTTCACGAGCGAATGAAGGCTCAGTTGTCTGCCGAAAAAACACGTATGGCGGAATTGTCTGCCAAATATGGCTCTGCTTCAAAAGATGCGCAAGAACAATCTATCCGTGTCAGTGACTTAACTGCTAAGTACAAGTTAAATGAAGCTGAAATTAGAAAAGTTAACAGTTCTGTTGGCGGTATGTCAACCATTGGGGCTAAAGCACGAGATAATGCCACACTAGCTACTGATAAGGTTAAGTCGGGACTTAGTGGTGTCAAAAATGCGGCTGTTGTCGCTTCTGGTGGTATTGCACTAGTTGGCGCTGCTGCATTGTCCGGTGCAAAAAAAGCATCGACATTGCAAAATAGTTATAAACAAACAACCAACTTACTTATTACTGGCGGAGAAAAAGCTGCTGAGGCTACAAAAAATGTTTCGCAAATGCAGGCCGATGGTGAGAAGTATTCTATTAAGTACGGCAAGTCACAAAAAGATATTGCTGACCAATATCAAGAATTGATCAAGCGTGGCTACACGTCAAAAGAAGCTTTAGGCGCGATGCGTTCAGAACTTCAAGCATCTGTAGCCAGTGGCGATGACTTTAGCGATGTCGTTTCGGTTGCCAGCCAAACCGTCGATGCTTTTGGCATGCGAACAAATAACACTGCCAAAATGACCAAAAACACACGAATGGCTGTTAATGAATTGGCTTACGCTTCTGATATGACTGCCACTTCTTTCCAATCTACTGGTAAAGCGATGGAGTACGTCGGTGATACGGCAAACTCCATGAAAGTTCCGCTTTCTATGGCATCATCAGCTATTGGTGAATTAAGTAACCATGGTCTTGAAGCCGATAAAGCTGGTACTGGACTAAGAAAAGTTTTAATCAGTTTAGGTCAAGATATCGGCAAAATTGGCAGCAAGGGTGATATTTTAACGCCGTTAGGTATTAATAAATCTGATTTGGTCGATGCTAACGGTAACCTAAAAAGCTTAGATAAAATGATGGCGGTAATCAACGATCACACCAAGAATATGGGAACACAAAGAAAAAATGTTGTGTTCAATCAATTATTTGGGACAACTGGCCAACAAGCAGGTATTATTTTAGCTCAAAATAATAAAGAACTTGGCGATTTAGCGAAGAAAACACAAGAGGCTGGCGACAAGGGCAAATATGTACAAGAACTTGCCAACAAGAACAGTCAAACAGCACAAATGTCAGAAGCTAGATTTAAACAGGCTTGGTCAGATTTGACTATTATGTTTGGATCCAAACTTCTGCCATACATGACCGACGCCGCTAACCGATTGTCTAAATTATTTTCCAAAAAGAGTTTCCATGATGATGTTGAAAAAGCAGCAAAAGATACTGCTAAGGTTGCCGGTGAAATTGAAAAGGCTGGTGTTTTTGCAGCAAAACACACCAAAGAAATTAAGGATATTGGAATTGCATTAGCTGCTATTTGGACAATTAATAAGATGGCTAAGTTTAAAAGCTCTTTGGTTGAGCTTGGTGCTATCCAGTCACGCGAATCAAAGCGGATCGCTGCTGAAACAGAGTTAGTTGACACTCAAACCGCTGCTTATGCGGCTAATGCTAAAGCTAAATTAGAAGCAGCTCAGGCCGGTTCTACTGGTAGTGTTACTTCTACCGCCGAAAAAGGCGTTGGTGAAATTGAAAACACTGCTGCCACGGTATCTAGTAGTACTACTGGCGGTGCCGGCCTAGTTGGTGATGCCGAAAAGGCTGTTACTAAAAGTGGCAGTAAGTGGAATTTATTAGGCAAATCATTGGGTGGGCGCTTGATCAACGGCGCTGGTCTAGCACTTACTGCTTGGGACGCTGGGTCGTCAATTGCCAAAGCAGTTGGCTCCGGCAAGGCTCAGGATAAATATAAGGCTGTTGGTAAAACAGCTGGTACCGTAATTGGTGGTGCAATTGGTGCTATTGGTGGCCCAACTGGTGCCATGATTGGTGCTAGTATTGGTGATCAATTGGGTAGTACTAAAACTGCACAAAAAATCACTAAAGGCTTAGCCAAAGCTTTTAAACAAGCAAAAACACCGAAAATCAAGGTTGAAGCTGAAAGCTCTAAAAAAGCTTACTCTCAGCTGACGGCTGAAGCCAAAAAGTATTACTCGGCTAAGCAAAAGCAGGACAAGGCAGATATTGCTTTGCTCTATAAAAACGGTGATTTAACCAAAGCTGAATATCAGAAACGATTGAAAGCAATTGGCGATGAAAGCAAACAGGCGTCAAAGCTTGAAAAGTTGTCGCAAGCCGATCGCAATGCCATCACTAAATATTATGCTCAATCAAGAGCTAAGTTAGAGACAACTTGGAATAAAAAGATTGCTTCGGACAAGAAAAAATGGGATAACCAGATTTTAAAAGACACTTCAAAATATGGTGCTAATTCCGAGAAAGTTCAAAAAGATCAGGCTAAAAAAGTAGTGGCAATCAAAGCTGATGAAAACAAAAAGTCCAAGGCACTTGATCAGCAAAAATTAAAATTTTCCACCCAGACTACAGTTAAAGAAGCTAAGCTTTATACCACTCTAAATGGGAAAATTCAGCAAGCATCTAATAAACAAGAAGCAATTATTAAAAAGCTTAATGCTGATAAGGGAAAACTAAGTAATAAACAGTTACAGACCGCAGTTAATACTGCTGAAAAGGAATATAAGCAGACGGTCAATCTTGCTAATCAGGAATATAACAAGCGAGTTTCTGCAGCTAATAATACTCATGATAAAGTAGTTAAGGCTGCCGAACGCCAACTAGGTGATGTTCGCAATGCTGCTAATAAACAGTATAAGGACACCGTTTCTGCAGCTAATAATCAGTACAAAGGTAATAGCAAGTGGGCCGAACAGCAGCGTGCCGATGTTAAAAAGAAAGCTGAACAGCAACGCGATTCAACAATTAAATCTGCAGAAGAACAAGCAAACAGGACTGAACAACATGCTGAAGACCAACGTAAACAGGTGGTTGACAAGGCCGAAAATCAGCGGAGTAATGCTGTTGAAAAGTCAAAACGTCAACGTAAGCAAGTAGTTGATCAAGCAAGTGCTCAATCAAAAGGTGTTGTTGATCACTCAACAAATCAAGCAAACAGTTCCATGGAAGCCAACAAGAAGCAGGGTGAAGGCACTCATAGTATTTGGACTGCGATTGCTAACTTTTTTAACACGTTAACCAAACCTTTTGGCGTTAAATCAATTGACGCTGGAGCGTCAAGCTTTGCCTATACGCGAGCAACATCCGGAGCCTATGCAACTGGTGGCGGAATTACTAAAGCTAGCAAAGCGCTAGTTGGTGAAGCTGGTGTGGAACTTAAATATCAGCCATGGTCTGGAACCGTTGATTTAATTGGTGCACATGGCCCAGAATTTATCGATGTTAAACCTGGCGATCAGATTCTAAATGCTCAGGATACCCAAAAAGTTTTAGCAGGAAATTATGGACGAAATCTACCTGGTTATGCCAAGGGAACGACTGGCATAGCTGAATTTTTAAGCAAAATTAAAAGTGGTGCTTCTGATGTATTTGACGATGTTTCTGACGCGGCTAGTGATGCTTTAAGCAAAATCACTAACCCTAAAAAGGCACTAGAAGATTTAGCTGCAAAAACTTTTAACATTAATAGTGTTTCTGGTGTTGGGAGCATGCAGCGGGGCACTTCAAAGGGAATGGTTGACAAATCGATTACTAGTATTGCTGATGCACTTAAGAAATTAATTAAGTCTGCTTCTGATGCAATTGGTGACGCTGGTGGAGGAAAAGGTGCCCCGAGTGGTTCTGGTGTGCAACGTTGGAAAGACCAAGTCAAAGACGCTTTAAAGGCTAATGGTCTAAGCACGAGTCAGGCAATGATTCAACGAGTTTTGCGACAGATTATTACTGAATCGACAGGTAATCCTAAAGCAGTACAACCTGGTGCCGATCCTGATGGTGATGGTTCTGGACCAGCAATGGGGTTAATGCAAACAAAGCGTGGAACATTTACTGCTAATGCATTTCCAGGTCATGGTGATATTTTTAATGGTTATGACAACTTATTAGCTGCATTGCATTATGCAAAAGCACGTTATGGTGCAGACCTAGGCTTCTTAGGTAATGGTCATGGGTACAGTAATGGCGGCCACATCACTAAACCAACTGTAGGTTTAATTGGTGAGGTTCCGGGGCAAGATGAATTTATCGTTAATCCACATGCCTCCAATGCTGCAAACATGACACAACAATTAGTTGATAGAATGCAGCAGGTTAATCCAACAGCTTTACAACAAATTAAGCTACCTAAAGCAATGTTTGCAAGCCCTGAAGTTATTTCCGGTTATCAACCATCAGCACAAATGTTCTCACAATCAGGGGCTACTAATAATGGCAACTCAAATGATTTAACAGCCACTACTCATGCGTTGATTGATGGCCTACAAAAGGCACAAGGGAAAATTGAAATTCATTTAGATGGCTACACTGAACAAATCGTTTATCCATTGATCAAGCAGCTACTTGGTCGTGATCAGATGGCTACGATCAATCGATTAGGAGGGATTCATTAATGGCAAAAGACGATGACATTATGATCGTAACGCCCAGTGGTGAGCAAATCCTAGCCAGTTCAATCGGCATTCATACTGAAAGCTTTTCGCCGCCGGCGCCAAACTACACGCACACATATACCCCGTTAGCGCCACACCGTGTAATTGCGACTAATGCTCAATTGCAGCAACGGACAATTCCGTGGGTGTTTGATGTGCGCAGCAACGATAAGTACGACCAAAGCTTACAACGACTTGAAATTTTTAGCTTGCTCGGTGGATCAGAAGATTTTTATGTGATCGATATGCGGGTGCCGTTTATTAGGTGGCCGGTTCATGTTGATGGCGGTTTTACAATTAATCAGTACCAAGGTTCTAATATTATTTCTGATGATATAACGGTCAATTTAATTGTCAGTGAAGGCTATGGTGAGACGGTGGCCACCAGTGACAAGCTAGATCAAATGGCATCGTTTGGCATGGTGCTCCCTGAAGATCCAGTGAATTATTATTTCACTCAAGGCAGCTGCAAGGTCTATGTTGCTGGGGTAATTCCGCTAAATGCGGACGAGCACCCGATGTTGATTAAGTTTCATGGTGATGTGACCACTGCACTAACAATTAAAAACACCACAACGAATCAAACATTTACATTGACTAAGCCACTTACAAAAAGTCAGGAGCTTTTAATTTGGGGTAGCGTTCCGGCTGTAGATGGCACACAAGTCTATGGCAGCTCAAATCATGCTTACTTGGATTTCCAGTTAGGCTTCAACGATATTGTTATTTCTGGTGCGACCAACTTTGATATAACTTTTTCAACAAGATTTTATTATTAAGGAAGTGGTGCAAATGGTGCTGACAGTTAAAGACTTCCAAGGCAATGAAATGCCTATTGATAGCCCGAATTCGGCGGTGCTAGTTGACACGTTTGGGCAGGTCGCACAGTTAACAGTGACGTTTTTGCGTAGTTTGAATGAAGGTGTTGCTAACATGTTGCAGCCACGGTCACTTTTGATTGATGAAGATTCTGGACAAAAGTATCGGTTGCAGTCTGTCAGTTCGGCACCAGCCGGTGGGGACATTAGTTTTTCTGCTGTCTTCTTAGGCGTACTGCATGACATGAACGACCATTATGTTGATAGCAAATTGACGGGAACACAATCACTAGATGCGTGCATGCAGTTGATTACAAAAAATACCGCAATCACATATACAATTCATGATAGTTTCCCAAATTTTGAGTTCTCAACGGATTTTGGTAATGGTAAAGCCTACGATCTATTTTTGAATACCTTGGTCGGTGATTTTGGTTTTGAATTTACCGTTGATAATTATCACATCGACATTTACCAAGTAACTGGGCAGCAAGACGCATTTGTTTGGCTTGATGCATTGAATTTCAACATGCTTAATGAAACATCTAATTATGCTGCTATTGCAACACATATCAAAGGAGCCGGCAAAGTTGATGACAATAATAATCCACTAGCGACCGCGGAGTACGCAAGCCCACACGTGAAAGATTATGGTGTTATTGATGCCGATTATGTTAGTGATGAGCGATTTACTAACAGTGATACGTTGCTGGCCTATCTTAAAACTAAATTGCATGATTACCCGTTGATCCAGCGAACAGTTACGCTGAATAGTGATAATGCTAAAAGCCCCTTTAAATTAAACAAAGATACGATAGCCGTGGGGGATCATGGCTATTTGCGGTCACGTAATGGTGTTGACGTAAACACTAGGCTAACTGAAATTCAGCGCGATTTAACCGGACATACGGCTACACAGGTCACTTTGGGCAATCAGATCAAGACCTTTAATCAGATCACCGCCGAATTGCAGCTTGCTCGTGACGAAACGGCGCAACAAATCAATGAGATAAAAAATCAAAGTAATGTCAGAACGCCTGATATCGTTATTTTGCCGAAAGTGGGTGAGGTTGATGACTGATATTGCTCCAATTGCCTACCCTGATACAAAAGAAAAGTTTTATCCGGAGACGGTGCCAAAAGCAGTCACTGGGCTTGACAGTTATGTCAATAATATGATTGCGGCATCTGTCAACGGTAGTGGCT